GCCTCGGGACGCTCGTAGAACGCGCTCTCGTCCTTGAAGTAGATAGATGTCCGGTTACCGCGCCCGATGTTGTCGCCAGACTCACCGACAATCGCCGCGCCATTCTCGGGATTGATGATCCGCATTGCTGGCGCATGGTTGCGCTCGATGTAGCCAACAGGCTGGAACTCGGCAGGAAGCAAAGCAATGAACTGCCGCGCCTTCCAGAATAACGACTTCGGGTCGCCCAATTTGTCGACGTACTCCTCCTTGCGCGAGCCGAACCCGATCACTGTGCCAGGCTTGAACAGCCACATCCAGACTGCAATCGCCACGCAAAGCCAAGACACGCCCATGTCGCGCGACTTCTCGACAAGGCCATCCTCACGGCCAAGCCAGCGAGATACCACCCAATCAACGAACTCAGCCTGGCGCGGAAACAGCAGGAATGGCGTCACGCCCTCGATGTCGCGCTCGATGTTGCGCGGATCAAAGGTCATACCCCAATCGTTGATGAAGTCGACCGGATGGTCTGCATAGTGCTTTTTTACGCCCGCCAGCACGGACGGGTCAGCGCGTAAGCGCCTCAAACGCTCGATGCGCTGCTTGAAAACGGGCGCATAGTCAGGCGCACGCCAGTCAAGATCAGGCACGACGAGTCCACCGATTGAACAGACGACGCAGCGCGTAGGAACGCACCAGCGACACAACCGTGAAGATCGCGCCGATGGCGAGGTTATCCGACAGGCTGGCCTCGATGCCAAAAAACGGGAACACAGCCATCTGAGTGCCGACAGCAACGCCATAGCCCACGGCCACATTGGTCACGGACTCCACCACGGACATCAGGCGAGACTGGCTCACGCACCACCCCCGAGCATCCGCTTGTAAGCCTCGGACGGTTCCAGCACGACGTTGGTCTGCACCGGCGGCAGATCCTCCGCGCCGCCAATGGCGAGTTTGTCGCCGTAGACCTTTGGCAGCAGCTTGGAGGCCACCCACTTGCGGGCATCCACGCGCAGCCTGTTACGGGCAATGGTGTTTGCACTGAGATCGAGCTTTATGTCCTCGCCTTGGTATTTCGCCTCAACTTCAACCTCATCAGCAATGGCGACAATCTCAGCGGCCAGCAACTCGGCCTGCAGTCGTTTCGCGCGCGCGTACCGTTCCGCGAGTTCCGGGGACTTATCGACCCAATCCATAAACCGACTAGCCGACACGCCATAGTCGGCACAGATCGCTCTCAGGCCGTCCGTTTCAGACGCGATGCGCTCAATCACCTTGTCGGCAATATCCGCGCGCTCCTCGACGGTTCTGCGCTTGCCAGCCATCAGCGCATCCCCATGCGGTCGATGATCTCCACCAGCAGCACGTAGCAAACCGGCACGGCGATCATGTACAGAAGGTACTCCAGTGTTTCCATAGTCAGATGTTACCCCAAGTGATGTGAAAATCGCAATATCACGGCCAAAATCGCCAATGACAACCAATGACGCCATGACCAAGAATTCCATATACGCGCCCGTTTCGTGTGCGCGCCCCTTACGCCTACCCTTTCCCCCTATATTTATATAATATATATATATATAGTGTCATTAGGTGTCATAGTGTCTTTTTCCCAATAAAATCAATACCCTGAATCACTGACACATCGCCCAAAGGTGTCCTTAAAGGTGTCAGGAACCAGCAGTAAACGAGCCGCTCCGGTACGCTTCCATGCATCCCCGTTCAATTTTCGCAACACCAACCCGGCCTTGGTCACCTCCGCCTTAGTGCAGTTCTGCCTACCAAGTGTCACTAAAACCTCGGTGGCTGTCGTCCAATTCCAAGCGCTCTTCGGGTCGTCCCATCGCAGTTTTTTCGTGATCAAATCCTCGATTGGGTCGATCACAAGGAAATCTTCATTGTGGCTGTTGAGGGTTTCCAACTCCTGCGCCGTCAAGAACCAAGACTCGCCAGGCAGGTACAGCTGCTCGTAGATTTGCGCCCAGCACTGCTGCATATCAATGGAGTGGTTATAGTCCAACGACTCGACCTCAATCGTCCAGTAGCGCCGGTTTCCAGTGTCGTCGTGTAGGTAGTTCTTAGGGTTCACACTGGCAAAAAACACAGTACGCCGGGCAAACTCTGACTCGCGCCGAGCGTATGCTTTCCGAAGCACGTCCCGGTCGCTTGTGAGAAAGGATTTCAGCGCCGCCACGTCTGATTTGCGGAATGTCGCATCGATCTCGCCCAGCTCCACCAGCCAATTCGACACGCACTTCATGACGCTGTCACGGTCGTCCGGTCGCAGCAGCATCCCGTCCTTGAGCACACCAAGCTCGGCTGGAACTAGCGACTTGAACCACTTCGTCTTCCCGACATACTGAGCGCCCTGAAACACCAGCACGCCGTGCGCCGACACGCCGGTCGGACAGAAGGCAGCAGCCACAGCCGAGATCATCCAGCGCTTAATGAACACCCGCTTCATCTCGGCCACGCGCGCATCAAAGGACTCAGACCGAGCACGCACCGTAGCCACCAAATCAGACAACCTGTCGCGCCCGTCCCACGGCTTGCTGGTGATCCACTGAGCCACCGGGTTATATTGATTTTTGTCCGCCAGGTACGTCACGAAGTCCGGCACGCGGTCGACGGGCAGCCGGAACTTCGCGCACTCTGACAGCAGCCACGACAAGCTGGCATTCTGGCGATTGTCGATAGAAAACCCGGCGCGCGGTATAAGTATCTCTTCCTGCTTACTGATGACGTTGTAGCGCACCACGATAGACAACCGCCGACATATCTCGGCAACGTTTTCGATGGTGGCGAGTGGCTTCCCTTTGTCGTTGGTGTCCGGCAACGGTGCGTAATAATCGACGAGAGATGCAGCGCCCGACGCAGGAGACGACGCGACTGCGCTGCTGGCGCGGTTTTTCGGCTGCCCGGCCTGGACACTCTGCGCCTTGTCCGACTCTATAGTATCAGGCGCAGGCTCTGCCGGGTCGTCAAAGCAGGCACGAACGGCCTCGACGCCCTCCATGCTGTGCAGGTCATTAAAATCGGTGCCGTCGCCACGATCACCAGGCCAGTACGGTATGGCCACCAGACCAGACACGGCCACAGATGCCTCACGCGAGCGCGATAGCCCAGGATTGCCGTCCGTCTTAAAATCATCGTCCGCCGCAATGACCATCACAGCGTCAGGCAAAGCCGCCCTGATCTTAGCCGCCACAGCCGACAAATTACCCGCCGAGAACGCCACCACCACACAATAACCTGTGGCCAAGTGGATCGACACGCCCGTGGCGTAGCCCTCGCAGATCACTATCGGCCCCGTTTTAGTCGGCCTGCCGATGGTGGTATATGCGCCACCAGCCGGCGTGCCGGTTAGAAATTTACGACTGCCGTCCGGCTGGATGACCTGCAAGCCACACAGCGCGCCGGGCGCAAGACGCATGGGTATCAGGAGCATATCGCGCAGCACACGTGCGCCGATGCCCGGTATTTTCTTGCGCGACAGGTAGTCGTGCGCGCGATCCGCCGCGTCATGACCGGCCTCCCACATCTTAGCCGCCGTCTCAGCCGCACGCGCAGTAGCAGCCTGCCTCTCGGCCTCGCGCTGCTCCTCAATCTGACGCTTGCGATCCGCCCACTCCTTGCGCTGCTCTGGCGTAAACTCGACATGGGAATCTGCCTTCCAACTCCCGCTGATCTGAGAACGCCAGCAGCCAAAAGCTCCAGCCGGACGGTCGTCATCGTGAAATATGTAGTAGCCAGCCTCGTCGCGCGGTTTGCCGTTTGTGCTGAATCTGTGCAGCTTGCCGTCGCCGATGATTTGATCCGGTGGCGTCAGCCCAGCTGCAGCAATCGCTGCCCTGAATTGGTCCGCATGGCTCATACAGCCTCCAGATTCAGACCAAGCTGATGGCGCGATGCGGAAACCGCATCAATGCGCTCGCGCTGCAAGTCGCCGTATGCCGGATTCAACTCACAGCCAAGATAATGCCGCCCATGCTGCACGGACACGGCTGCGGTGGTGCCGCTTCCCATGAATGGATCAAGCACAATGTCGCCAGGACGACTGCCAGCCAGAATGCAAGGCTCGATCAGCGCGGGTGGGAAAGTAGCGAAGTGCGCGCCTTTGTATGGCCGGGTGGCGACGAGGCGCCAGACCAGAGCCTTCGTTGTGGTACTTGCCGTTTGTACGGTCACGCGTACCCCAGTCCTGCTTGGCTGGCACTTTGATCGCCTCGATGTTGAAAAAATACCGCTCCGACTTCGACAACAGAAATATGTACTCGTGCGCCTTGGTGCAGCGGTCGCGCACCGACTCAGGCATCGGGTTCTGCTTGTGCCAGATGATGTCTTGGCGCAGATACCAGCCATCGGCACGAAGGGCGAAGGCGAGCAGCCAGGGGATTCCGATTAGGTCTTTTTGCTTCAGGCCGTTCTCTCTCAGTAAACGGTTGCGCTCAACTCGACCTGTCTGCGGTATGCCGCTTTTGGTTTTTTTGCTGATGCACGATGTCTCGCCAAAGCTGCCGCTGTCCTTGTGCTGGCTCATCGCACCCACATAGCTATCCCCGATGTTCAGCCACAGCGTTCCGTCATCGGCCAGCACATCCTTAACGCACCGAAACACCTCGACCATCGCAGCGATGTATTCCTCTGGGGTTTTTTCCAGGCCAATCTGACCGGGATGACCGTAGTCGCGTAGTCCGAAATAAGGTGGGCTTGTAACACAAGTCTGAGCACGTACACCATCAGCCGCCCAGCGACGCATAGTGTCACGGCAATCACCAAAAGTAATAATATCCAAAATCTTCCCCATCAAAGAAGCATCACTAGTGGTACACGGGCAGGACGGTGATGAAGCGCCTCTTCGGGAGCGACCCTATCCCGTGTTATTCAAGTATAGCTCAGAATGTAGGAAAATGGTGCGAAAAACGCATCAGATCGACCGGCCAGATACGATGTCCAGGGCATCGGACACTGACCGCGCCACGCCGGACAGCGCGCCTCTTTTTTGCATAGCGTCGATAAAATCGCGCTGCTGCGGGCTTACATACCCATCCGGCGACTTGACCTCGATGTAAAAAGCACGCGCATCGCCTGCACGATGTCCTGCCAAGTCACTGAAACCGGTAGGTAGACCAGTCATTACCGGACGGCCATCCTTGGTGTAGAAAAGCCCCACATTGCAGCGAAAGACGAAGTGACCAGCGTTAGACAGGGCAAGCATGATCGAGCGCATCAAGTCAGACTCACGCATCCGACCGCCGATCCCATATTTGCTTCACCAGCCCAGCAATTTCGAGATACGCCTCGGAGCCGCGCTTCTGATGTACGTGCTGTAAATATTCACGCCGCTCGCGCAGTGTTTCCATCGACGCGACATGACGCGCCTCGCACTCAACCCGCCAGTCGGAGCAGTAGTTACAGACCTGCTGACCAGAGATCAGAGTGACCATCGGCCCGGTCTCGCACCGCTGGCAGCCGAGGCAGGTCATGCCCGCGCCCCATACTTCGCCATGCGCGCGCGCATCACGTGCCGGGCCCACAGTTCAGGCCGCTTCATCCCGCGAGAGCGTCCAATCGCCACCAAGTCGGCTTCGGTTTTGGCCTTACTCTGCTTGTGCAGCTGCTGCCTCCGCACCAGGCTCGGATCGACTTCCTGAAGATCGCCATCGACGTGGTCAACCTCGCGGGCTTGGGTGACGAACTGGTGGCCACAGGAACAGTGGGTCGTGGCCGAATGGACTGTGGCGAAACACGACGGGCACACCTTCACCGGCACCTCGGATTTTTGCCCCGTCTTCTTGGCGCCCGAACCCTCCAGCGACCACTCGCGCGGATCGGTTGGTAAGCCGTGCCGGAGCGCATTGCCGGCATGATCGAGGATCACGCAGTCATGTTTTCCGGGGTGCGTCCGCAGACCACGGCCCACCGACTGGAGATACTTCGTCACCGAATGGGTGGGCGACAACAGGATGATGCACGACACCGCTGGCGCATCGACGCCGGCCACCCACAGCGCGCAGTTGCACACCACGTCCACCCGGCCAGCCTGCACATCGCGCAGCGCTGCATCACGCTCGACGGCATCGGACTCACCCGAGATGGCAACGGCGCGATACCCGGCAGCACGGAACTCGGCGGCCACATGCTCGGCGTGCTGGATGGAAACGCAGAACGCGATAGCAGGCCGCCCCTGCGCCAGCTTGCGATAGTGCGCGACTGCCGAGCCGGTGATTTTTGGTTTGTCCATCACGTCCGCCAGATCGCCCTGGTTGAACTCGCCGGCCACCTTGCGAACCGCCTGCAGATCCGGCGCGCTGGGGGCAAAATACCGGATGGGCGACAGCAACCCTTCCTCGATCAGCTCGCCCGTGGTGCAGGTCGGGATCAGAATGTCGGCCACCTCACCCATGCCGCGCCCATCGAGCCGCTGGGGGGTGGCAGTCAGGTGCAGCAGATGAGCGCCGCCAGGCCGACCGTATTTCGGACCAGCTTTTGCCCACTCGAAAATGGACTGATAAGTCTGGGCAACGGTCAAATGCGCCTCGTCGACGATCATCAGATCGGGTGGCGCATACCGATCAAGCCGCCGAACCAAGGTCTGCACCATGCAAACCTGCACAGCCTGTCTCCGATCAACGATCCGGCCGGCAGCGATCCACCCATGCTGGATGCCCTCGGCAAACAGTTTTTCAGACGTCGCGTTCAGAATCTCTTTGAGGTGCGCCAGGAACCAAACCCGCTTGCCCTTGTCGAGCGCGCGGCGAATGATCGTGACGCTGGTGTGGGTCTTGCCGAATCCAGTAGGCGCGATCATGACAGGCGCCCTATAGCCTGCACGGTATGCCGCGGTGACGTCTTCCACCGCTTTGATCTGGCGATGGCGGAGGTTCATGGCATGTCAGGCCATCGGTGGTGGCCTTTCACTCTGTTTTCGGTGTAAGGGATAACCCGCAGGTTCGTCTCTACGTGCAACCCGCAAACCAACTTGCCAGCCAACGGGACGATGTGATCGACTTCCCATCGGAAGCCGAACATCTGCGTCCGAAGTTTTGCAAGGCGGTACGCTTCCTCAACAAAAAACCTGTTCGCCCACGACGGAACGGCATTCCGCATACGCGCCCGACGGTTTGCGGCATGCTCCGCTTTTTTTTCCTTGTTGTTTTCATACCACCGATCTTGGCACGCCTTCATTTTTTCGGGGTTTTCAATCGCCCACTTCCTCATACGCACAGGATCTTTTGCCCTGTACTCAGTTTTCTTGTTTTTCAAATACTCAGGATTCGCCTTGGCCCACTTCAGCGAAATGGCGCGACGTCGCTCAATATTGGCTTTAGCCCAAGCGTCTGTCTTGACCCGCCAGCACTGCTTGCACGTAGTCCTGCGGCGTCCAGTTTCTTTCCTGAGATGGAACTGGTCCTCTGGCTTTTGCAAGACACAGCACTTGCATGTAATTTCTACCATCGTCATACGTCAAACCACGTGGTTGCGCGTATCGGTTGTCATGATCAGGTCGTCAGCTGTCAGCGTGATACCCCGCTCGCGCGCAATTGCCAGCAGCCTACCCTGGCACGCGGTAGGCACAGCGCCGCCCGTCCCGCGCTCTGAGCGAGGCTTCTTCCAGCGCTGGATGCTCGAGGGATTTCGCCCGACTAGCTTCGCTACGGCACGGATGCCACCAAAAACTTCGATCACTTTGTCAGCAGGGGTCATGATTAAAATTAGAGTTTAGGTGTTGTGATTATAACAACGATTGCCAAGCCTCGCTAGATGTGGCATCAGCAACGCATGGCTGGTGGAATGATGACGGTCGGATACCCGCGCCTAGGCTACGCCCAAGGAAAGTACGCAATACACCAGTCGAGTCGAATCACCGAAGCCAGCCTGGAATGGGCAGCGCCCGTCTTACTGATCCAGCCGTGAATGTAGCGCCAGCGCAACACAGCAAATAACCACACAAAGCAATAAGGATATGTGTTGACTTATGTTAATTTTCTGGCATGATGCGATTATCGCAACGCCCGTTGCACCGCCGCCCGACGGAATTCGGGGTAAAGGAATTAAGATGAAAGTGAAAATCGGCTCCGCATACGTGCGGAAACAAGCGTACATACCAGACCCAGACATGGAGCGCCTGCAGAGCGCTCTTCTAGGTGAGGAAAACTCATTAGCAGACAGAATCGTGCTAATTGTCTGTTTGATCGGATTTGCTGTGATTGTTGGATTGGGTGTCGCGGGGGTCTTATGAGCGTCAGAACAGCATACATAGTCATGGTGGAAACTGATATTGACCAAAACGACCCACCAAAAACAGTAAAAGAAATGGTAGCAATTTACGCCAGCGCATCCGAAGCAGATATGAGCGCCACACTGCTGGCTAAATACGCGCCGTCAAACAAATGCTTCTACACAATTGAAAAACCTTTGTTTATTGCACCAAGAAGCAGGAAGGAAACGAAATGACTTTCAAAACTGAAAGAGAAATAATGAAGATAGCTGATCATATTGAGGCATTGGCATTCAAAATGGTAGCGCCAAACGCATACACGCCGATGTTTGTCAGCCTAGCAAATGAAATACGAACAGCAATACACACTCGACTAGCGCAGCCAGAGCAGGAGCCGGTGGCGTGGCAAGTAATGGTTGAAAACGAGGCAACGAATCAGTTTTCAAAAAAAGACATGGCACATGACTGGTGTGTCCAGCAAAAACTTTCTGGGTCTCCTTATGCCTATTGGATTCGCCCCCTTTACACCGCCCCGCCAGAGCAGGAGTCGTTGGCGTGGTTGTACCCGGAAGGACTGGCGGCGCTTAAAGCAGGCAAATGCTGGACGGCCTACGGCACAAAGCAGGACAAAGACAACAACATACCTATCTACACTACCCCGCCAGAGCAGGAGCGACGAAAATGTCAAGAGCTTACTGACGAGGAATTAATAGAAACTTTGAAATCTATTGTAGCGCCCTGGGGTCTTGCCCGCGCCGTTGAAGCAAAACTAAAGGAAAAAAACACGAGATATACACCAAATAAATTATTGTCCATGCTGATCAAATCGAAAAGGAAATGAAATGACAACCGAAGTCATCCAATACACCACAGAAGCCGAATGGCTGGCGCACCGCCAGCGCGACATCACCAGCACCGAATCTGCCGCCCTGTTCGGTATGTCTCCATACGTGACCCATTACGAACTGTGGCATCGCAAGAGCACCGGAACCGCGCCAGAATTCAAAGCAAACGAACGCATGAAATGGGGCAACCGTCTCGAAGCCGCCATCGCGCACGGCATCGCCGAGGAGCGTGGATGGGAAATACGCCCGATGAAAGAATACATGCGCGACCCGGACGCACGGATCGGAGCCTCTTTCGACTTCCTGATCACTAATCACCAGGACGGTGCCGCGCACCTTGAAATCAAAAACGTCGACTACATGGCATTCAGAGACAACTGGATCGAGCACGACGACGGCACGGTCGAAGCGCCCGAGCATATCGAAATGCAAGTGCAGCACCAAATGGCCGTGTCCGGTCTCAAGCGCGCTTACATCGGAGCACTGATCGGTGGCAACAGAACGGTAGTGATCGAACGGGAACGCGATGAGGAAGTGATCCGCGCCATACGTCACCGAGTCGCAGAATTCTGGCGCACGGTCGCTGCCGGTGAGGAACCGCCGCCAATCATGCCCGACGATGCCCAGGCAGTGATCCGGCTGCACCAGTACGCTGACCCAGGTAAAGTCCTTGATGCAAGCAACGATGCGAATATCGAAACGCTGGTGACCAACTACAAGACGGCCAAAGCGCTGGCAGACAACGCCAAGGACGACGCCGAGATCGCCAAAGCAATGCTGCTTACCGCAATTGGCGATGCCGAGAAAGTCATCGGACAAGGCTGGAAAATAAGCGCCAGCATGATCGCGGATACGCCGCCAACAGTGATCACCGCCGAGATGGTCGGCCAGACGTATGGCGGTCGCAAAGGCTACAGAAACATGAGAATAACCAACACAAGCCGCAAAAACTAGGTTATACTGATGCGAAAATCGCAACACCAAGGAGTAAAAAATGATCGAAGTCATGGAACAAAAAATAGTAATAACGTGGAAAGGCCAGATGTTAGAAACACTTTCACGAGAGGAACTGATTGAGGCTGTAAATTGGCTTCGTCGTGAAGCAGAAACACTTAGAGAAGATAGAGATAGATGGAGGCAAAGCGGTAGCGCAATTAAATACATGCTAAAGAAGTAAATAATCGCAACACCAACCACCAACGAAGGAGCAAGTATGAGCAGCACAGCAGTAGTAGAAGTACGAACCGCAATCGAGAAGATGGCCCCCCAGTTTAAAGCCGCCCTGCCGGCCCACGTTCCTGTCGAACGCTTTGTCCGCACGACACTGACCGCCGTCCAGACAAATCCGCAGCTTATGCAGGCTGACCGCCGCACGCTGTTCGCAGCCGCAACCAAGGCCGCGCAGATGGGTCTGATGCCTGATGGCCGCGAAGGCGCAATCGTGACGTTTAAAGACCAGGCGCAGTGGATGCCGATGGTCGCCGGAATCATGAAGCTAGTCCGCAACTCTGGCGAGATCAGCACCTGGTCAGTCCAGGCGGTCTACGAAAACGACCAGTTCGACTTCTGCCTGGGCGACGACGAGCACATCACTCACAAGCCGACGCTGGCCAGCCGGGGCAAGATGATCGCCGTGTACAGCATCGTGACCATGAAGGACGGCGAGAAGTCCCGCGAGGTGATGTCGGTCGAGGATGTCGAAGCGATACGCCGCCGCAGCCGCTCCGGTCAGTCCGGCCCCTGGGTCACCGATTTTGCTGAGATGGCCAAGAAAACCGTGGTGCGCCGCCATGCCAAGCGTCTGCCACTAAGCACCGACATCGACGGTGTGATCCGCGAGGACGACGATCTTTTTATGCCACCCGCCACGGAAACCGCTCCAGCCCAGCAAGAAGCCCAGCAAGAAGCCGCAGAGCCAGCAGCGAAGCGCCCGAGCAGGCTGCAGCGTGTAGCCGATGCAGCGCCGTCAAAGCCAGAACAAGCGCAGGACGACAACGTGATCGAGATGCCGCAGACCGCCGAGATGCCGCAGACCGATGACTCGCCAATCTGAGAGAGCAGCTATGATCACAACCGCCCCTGACATCATGACACCCGAGCAGGTCGCTGAAGCGCTTCAAGTCCACATCGGCACACTGGAGCGCTGGCGGTTCCTCGGCCAAGGCCCCAGGTTTATCAAGATGGGCGAAGGCCGCCGAAGCGCAATCAGATACCGAAAGCAAGACGTCGATGACTGGCTTCTCGGGAACATGAAATGATCTACTCGATGGGCAAACCTGTCGGCGTCAAGCAGGCTGTGGTGAAGCAGGCTGTGGCGAAACAGTCCGTGGTGAAGCAAACCGTGGTCAAACAGGACAGCGTGACACCGCCACCGCCCAGGAAGGCAGTACGCCAGTGCGAACTGAGCGCAGAGGAACGCAGGCGCGCCGAGATTTACGGTCGCCTGCCGTTCAGTTTCTCAAAAAATTGGGATGCTCGCCTAGAGCCTCCCGCTTGAAAGGAATGAAATGACTGACATAAGCAAGCGCACAATTTGGTGGCGCTTTATGAACTTCCTTGGCTACAGGCGCGTTTTTTACCTGCAAAGCGAATTGTATCGAGGAAGCTGCTCCATTTTTTGTTGGGTTTACCATCCAAGAATTCCGAAGCGCGATTACACACAAATTGATTGGCCGTTCATTAACCAATTCTATCCAAGAAAAAAAAGACGCGCCACAGAAGAATGCCCTCAATGAGGCTTAAACGATACTTGAAAGGAATGAAATGAAAATGATGGGAAACCCAACAACTGCCGAAGATATGGCTTTCTGGGCGCAAATAGTGCTTGCCAACGTGTGGTTGGCGTCGGAATCCAGATGGTGGGCTTTGCCGTTTATCTTGATGGCGCTGGCACTGCGGCTGCCGTACTGGCTGCGCGCGTGGAAGCGGGGCCGTGTGGCCTAACGCCGAGTTCAGTGGTGAGCGTAGCGAATCCGCTTAAACGTTAAGTTATGTGAAAAGGAATGAAATGAAAATGATGAAACTTGTAATACTGCCAATCGCGGTATCGTACCTGACAACATCGTTCGTCTTGTGGCAAATAGACCCAAGTCAATGGTCGATAGAAAATCGCGCCGTTGCAATCATTGGTGTGATTTTTGTGGCAACGATCACATACCTGGTCGACTCTTGTGACGAATCGCCAACGATTACACTAGAACCGGAAGGGGGTGAAAAATGACTAAAGACGACATTATCGCACTGGCGCGGGAGGCGGGGTTTGGTAGCGCTCTTACGTACCATAAAGGTGAACTGCGACTTGAACGCTTCGCTGAATTACTCGAAGCAAAAGTACGAGCAGATATGACTAATGTGATTAACAATGGTAAGACAGCGTTTCCGATTATCGGCCAATTGCAAGACGTTCGTGAAAAAGGCATGACCCTGCGCGATTACTTTGCAGCGAAGGCGATGGAGGTTAATCTTTATAAGTGCGAATGCTTTCCCGACGAGCATTGGCGCATTGGTGTCGCGCTTGATTCTTACGCAATGGCCGACGCTATGCTAAAAGCGAGGGAAATGAAATGACTAGAGACGACAGACTTGAAATAAAGCTGCGACTAATTGAGCAGCTAGTCGAAAATCCAAACTTTGAAGCAACTGCTGTTGACATGGAATACTGGGAACCGCTGCACGACAAGCTGAAAAATAAGCTGACAACTTGTGAAGCATTGGCTAGAGCAGTGATGTCTGACCAGACTTCGCATGATGAGCGCGAAAAAACTTTTGAAGCAAAAGTACGCAAAGAGTGTGCCGAGCTATGTTACGCAGAAGCAAACGGACGAAGCCCGCTAGCTTTCGATGCTTTACATGAATGTGCTGATTTGATAATGGAAGGGTATGAAGAATGACGACTGACCAAGAAATGTTGAAAGAGGCTGCCCGTATCTTGCGCGAAGCTCAAATGGCAATAGGGAAAATAATTGTCGAGCGAGATCGAGGAATGGGGTATTTTCACGCAGAAGTTGACTGGCTAGTCGATGAACTCGAAAACATTAACAGCCTGATCAAGGCAATCAAAGCAAGAGGTGAGAAATGACTGACCGAGCATACGACACCCAAAAAAAGCGCATTGTGTGCTGGTTTTCATGCGGTGCAGCAAGCGCCGTCGCCACCAAACTGGTGCTGAGTCAATTTGCAGGCCAAGAGATTGTGATAGTCCGTTGCATCGTGCGCGAGGAACACCCGGACAATGACCGCTTTGCGGCTGACTGCGAACGCTGGTTTGGTCAGCCCATCCTGAACCTGATGAACACAGACTACGACGGGTCTGTGATGAAGGTCATCGAAAAGCGCAAATACATCAGCGGAGTCGCTGGCGCACCTTGCACCATGCTGCTAAAGAAACAAGTGCGCTTGGCATTTCAGAGGCCAACGGATCGCCATGTGTTTGGCTACTGCTCGGAGGAACAAGAGCGCTACGACTCGTTTCTAGACGCCAACAATATTGACTGCATCGTTCCGCTGATTGATCGGGGACTGTCTCACGCAGACACCCTGGGGATGATCCAAAACGCAGGCATCGAACTGCCAGCCATGTACAAGTTGGGTTACCAGCACAACAACTGTCAGGGGTGCGTCAAGGCAACCGGGCAGGGCTACTGGAACAAAATTCGCCTCGATTTTCCTGA